TCTTGCGGAGACGACCAATGAACTTTGTGAACTTAAGTTCGTCACGGAGGACTTCAGTAGTTTTACCAAGATTGAATCCTTTGCTATCGTCAGTAAGACGAGAAGGGGGAAGATTGAGAGAGTTATAAAGTTTCTTTTTAAAATACTCAACGTCCTTAAGTTCACCTAAGTTTTGACCACCCGGAAGAGTTGTAATTTCAGTTCCTCTACCGCCTTCGCGACGTGGCAACCAGAAATCTTCAAGCATACTCATATGCTTTTTATCATCACGCATCTCACCAGTCTGTGCATCATAGACTAGCTTGTTGCGATAGCGAGACATCACATCACGCAAGTATTGTTCTGCCTTTACCTTAGGTAGATTGCCAACATCGATGTAGAAAATTCTACGCTCAGGTGCGCGTGATAATCTGTAGATAACAATTGAATCTTCAATCATTCTTAATTGATTGAGAGTCTTGATTGCCTTATGAAGGAAACCAAGAGTCATTCTTTTGTTTAAATCTTGTAGTCCAGAGGGACAGAATGTAATCGAATCAGTTGCCATCTTGACACCCTGAGACAAAGACATATCTCCAATCGGTCCTAGGACACCACCTTTGTAGAAACCTTTTGGATTATACAAATAATAATCAACAAATGTTCCATATTCATACTCAAGCGCCGTGCCTTTGATTGCTGCTTTCGCTAGAGAATCTTTTGGAGTATTGTCAATTTTTTGACGAACTTTCTTGATCTTCATCGGATCAATATAACGAAGTTCTGTAATACCTTTTTTGGGATTATCTAAATCGATAACCTTATGATAAAATAAACGTCCATCAATATACCAAGTTCTGACAATCTCATGTGCTCGATTGTCGAAGTTTAAAAGTCTTTTAAGATACTCAAACTCATTACGAATTTTAGTTTTTACTCCAGCACCAACACCTAGATTATCTAAGTTAATTTCTACTGGAGAATCGTAAGCATCACTTACGATAAACTCGTTAACAACTTCATCTACAGCACTATCCACTTCTGGGTGAATTGCCATATCGCGATAACGACGGATCATTTCAAACTCATTGCGAGCTTGATTGTCCGTATCTACATACGTTCCATAGTATCCACCTGCCGCTACTGCAACTGGATCTTCAGCAGAAGGAGGGACAGGGGACTGACCCTTCTGACCCTCCTTTCTGTTAATTTGGAAGCCAAATAACTGACTCATGATTATCTATTTAACTTGTGCGCTTCCAACTATTTATCAGACCACGCCAAGACCGGAAACTCCATCTCTGGTTCCTGCTTGAGCAGTGAAGTAAGAATACTGCCACTCAACAGTGAATTCTTCAATCTGATCATTGCTGTCATAAGCAAGATCGATAGGAGAAACGTTAGTTGGGAAGCAATACTTCAGAGTGTATTCTCTGAGAATTGATCCTTCTTCGCTAGCATCTTTTTCAAGTTGCTTGACAGAAAGATCTGCCATGTAACCAGAAGTGGTTGATGGAGTAAAGAGTGGGGACGTATTTGCTTCGTGGGTGTTGATGTTGTTTGCCCACTCTTCAAAGAATGCGCGAAGTTTGAAGTCCTTGTCATTGAAGAAAGTAGCAGACCATGTATCGAAGGTGCGATCACCTGCGATTTTGACTGTTCTTCCTCTGAAAGGAACTTCGATCACACCTAGATTTGAACCTGGTAGAGCAGCAGACTTACAAAGAATATTTGTAAGGTTTAAATCCTCGCCACCTTTTGAAAGGAAATCGGGGAATTGAACATCCACCAAGAACATGTTGGGCTTAACGCCCTGACCGATAGTTTGTAAGAAACTAGAAACGTTTGACAGTGCCATTGTTGTTTATCTCGTAATTTTTTCTCTATAATTAATTATCATCTACCGATGACTTCAGCAAACGAAACGCCCGTCTTAGTAGCAGTTACTGTAACTGTTACATAATTGATGGAGCGTGTAGGCTTGAGGTAGAGTTCAGCGACAAACTCATTTCTGTCGATGACTTCTGGAGTATTGTTTGTGTCGTCACAAACAACCAAGAAATCTGTAACACCTCTACGTGCTTGAACTTCAGCAAGATAAGAAGTCATTGAAGCAGCAAATGCTCCACGAGTCGTGCTGTCGTTTTGCTCAAAGAGTACGCTTTCTGCGAGTCCTCTTGCTCTCTTCTCAACGTTGAGGAATAAACGGCGAACGTTAATTCTGTCAAATGCGGAAGGTGAAGCAAGAGCAGTTTTATCTCCAAATAGAACAGGACCAGAACCGACCATTGAGACGATTGGGTTTACTCTATTTGTGTAAAGATCATCACGTTGTGCTTTGTTTGGATTGAAAGCAAGTTTTACAACATTCTGAATACCACCACGATTTAAACCAGCAGGAGAGAACCAGTCATCAAGGATAGAAGAAGTTGAAACACATACACCAGCAACATCACCGTTGCAACCTACGTAACGATACTTGTCATTGAAACGATCGTATGTATACTTAACACCACTGTCTAGAACAACATATGAAGAAGAACTGATGTTATCAAAGAATGCTATTGTGTTTGATAGTTGTAGTGCCGGAGTCAAAGCACTGCCACCAGAAGTAGCTACTTGAGTACCAGTCCAAGGAGAAAGGAATGCGACACAATCTTTTCTGCTGTTAGCAATAGCAGCAACTGCTTGTGCTTTAGCAACAGTATCGTTTTCGTTAGCAGCATTGCCACCCATCAAAACGAAGTCAACAGTTGTTTGCTCTGTATCTAGGAACTCATCATATGCTGCTTGGATTTCACCAGCATCATATGCGTAGTCATCAGCACCACCAGTTAAAGCACCACCTGCAGTAGGCAGAATTCTTGCTAGTTCTAGTGGGGAAGCAGCAGTAGCACCATAAGATGCAGCAGCAGCACCGGGATCTTCTCCAACAGTTGTTACTTCAGCAGAACTAAGACCAACACCAGCATAGACATATCTGGAATACTGATTTACGTAATCCTTCCAATAAGATGAAGCACCTTCTGGAGTTTTGCCGTCAGTTAATTTTGTGAGATACGTTAGTCTTTCAACAATAGTATTGGTTGCTGTATCAACAACAGCAACGTGTACTTCGTCATTTGAAAGGAAACGCTCTGCAGCATATGCAGATGTGCCAGGACGAGGACCAATTGCTTTATAAGTTAAACCAGTTGAAGCGATTGCTTGTGAGTTGTAATCCCAAGCAACTACTGTATCAGTTCCAGCAGGATCTAGAGTTCCTGATCCCACAACAGCGATTTTAGTAGCACTGATAACTTCTACTACTTCGTATGAACCGTTGTCTGCGGTATATGTTCCGCCAACAGATAGACTGTGAGCAGATGATGTGGTAACCACCCAATCAGCACCACGGTCAACAACTACAACACTAAGGTTGTTACCTTCAGCACCAGCATAGCGAGCAGCAAACTTCTCGGAAGTTACGCCAGCATCGAAAGAATCCTTATCACCGATAAGAACACCAGTGCCACTTTCAGTAGCATTTAAAACACCAGTTGTTGCTCTAACAACTGCGAGTTGTCCGCCGTAGCGGAGGAATTCTGAAGCAACCAACCAATCACCAGCGTTAGCCTCGGATGGTGTGCCGAACACATCAATAAGTTCTCTTTCGGAACCAATGTTTACAATTTTGCCTACTGGACCAGTGCGGAATGAAGAAGCAATAGCACCACGAATAGCGGTGGATCCTACTACAACAGCATTGGAAAAATCACGTTCTCTAATAACAACACCAGGCGAGACTTGACTTGCCATGTTTTATACCTCTTTAGATATCAATTTTATCTAAATCTATTTAGATTTTTGAATGCTTCAGAGGTGGTGAACTATGCATGAACTACCAATCTGGATATCCCCAATCAGTAAATGGATCTCTCTTTTTTCTAGATTCCATAACCCTTTTGACAGTACACTCTTTACATTCGTATGCGTATGATGATGGATGTCCTTTCTTAGTTTTTCTAGTAAGATAAAAATCTTCTATAAGATCTTTTTTAATCCCACATGATCTACATTTTCTTTCTTTGAATAGAATATGTTCTAATGAAAATTGATCTTCAATGTTCATTAGTAGTTCCACATGTATCCGACTTCTTCTTGCTTGTCTCCATATTCCCAAAGGTTTCCATCTCCATCAACAAAAGTATCATCACCCATACCATCATCAAGAAAACCAAATGGAGCCATGTCTTGTTCTATTTGATTACGTTGTTCGTCATAGATTCTTCTTCGGATATCCTGATCTGTCATCTCTTTAAAATACTCTTGCATGACTAACCACGCAAAGAGAACCATACACATTACAAGGTCGTCATGATATCCTTCATCTGCTTCCCATGCTTGCTTCTTCTGCACAAACGTAGTAAGTTCTTGGAAGATCTGGAAATCATTGAATATTAATTTGTCTTCTTCAATGATAGCTTTAAGGTTAGAGCAACCAATTTTCTTGACCGTTACACTCATCTTGACACCTAGTTGGGTTTTTGTTCCTGAGAATCCTTGACCCACGACTTGACCTGCTCTACCACG